TCCACGCGGATGAGTGTGGTCTCAGTGAGAGTCATTCGGATAGTTCCTGGGTTACCCCCAGTTGCGTAGATGGCTGGACTGCGTCAGATATGCCACCCTCGGAAACTGCTTAGGAGAACCTCCATGGCCATGCCACCGTTCGCGATGAAATCCGGCAAGGGGATGATCCCCGCCAAGAAAGGAGCGCCGCGAGCCGACGCGAGCGCGACCAAGGGGAAGAGCGCGAACCCCTTCGGAAAGAAGAGCGCGAGCCCCGCCAAGGAAGGAGCGCCGCGAGCCGACGCGAGCGCGACCAAGGGGAAGAGCGCGAGCCCCCCCATGAAGGGCAAGGGACCGCCTATGAAGAAATTCGCGGGCGGTACGACGTCGGTGCCGACCCCGCCGCCCGCGCCGCTTCCCGGACCCGGAGACACGCAGACCAGCGGCAACTGGGGCTCGGGCGGCCAGAACCAGACGCTGCGGAAGACCATTTTCGGGAAATAATCCTAAGACCCCGAAGTCCACGGAAGAGAGTTTAGGTTGACCGTCGTACCGATCCCAGTCGTTCACGCCACCGAGGAAACGCGGCGCAGTGTCGTCGCGCTGCTGGAGAGCTGCCTGGAGGACGCGCGCGCCGGGAAGATCGACACTGTCGTGATCGTGGCGCACTACCTGGACGGGATGCCGTGGCGAAACAGCGCGTCCAGCACGCCGAGCCTCTCCGAAGCCTTGGGGCAGATGGAAATCCTGAAGCATCGGTGGATCGCTGGGAGTGGTAGGTCGTGACGACTGTCATCGACTATATTCCGCCGCCCACCATCGGCGCATTCATCCAGGACTACACGCCCGGCGATCTGTTCATGGACTGGATCGTCGGGCCAGTAGGGTCCGGGAAGACGACGGGCATCTTCTTCAAGCTGTGCTTCATGGCAAGCCTCCAGGCCAAGAGCCCGGACGGCATCCGGCGCACGCGCGCGGTGATCGTGCGCAACACCATGCCGCAGCTCAAGGACACCACACTGGTGTCGTGGGGCTACTGGTTCAAGCAGGGACAGGCGGGTCACTGGAACGCCACCGACAAGATTTACACGCTGCGGTTCGGTGACGTCGAGTGCGAGGTGCTGTTCCGCCCGCTCGACACCCCGGACGACGTGGCGCGCGTGCTCTCGCTCGAAGTGACCTTCGTCATCATCGACGAGTTCGTGGAAATCCCCAAGCCGATCATCGACGCGCTCTCGGCGCGCGTTGGGCGCTATAAGATGCCCGATGGCACGCCTGTGTCGAACTGGGGCATGTGGGGGTCGTCGAACCCGAGCACCGAGGACAAGTGGTGGTTCGACTATCTGCACAAGGACAGGCCCGACAACGTCCGGTACTTCCTCCAGCCCAGCGCGCTGGGTCCAGACGCGGAGAATGTCGAGAACCTGCCGGGTAAGGCGAAGTATTACACGAACTTGATCAAGGGCAAGAGCAGCGCCTGGATCAACCAGTTCGTGAAAGCGGAGTGGGGGTTCAGCATCGCGGGCACGCCTGTGATCACGGACTTCATTGAGAGCATGCACGTCGCCAAGTCGCGGCTGGTCTTCGACCCGTACCGCACGGTCGTGGTCGGGCTCGACCCTGGGTTGGCGGGCTCGGCCATGTACCTGGGTCAGCAGGATGACGACGGGGCCATCAACATCCTGCATGAGCTGGTGCAGGCGGGCATGTCGGCGGAAGAACTGATCTCGCGGCGGCTCAAGCCGGCGCTCAGGGAGCGGTGCCCAGGCGCGCGGGTGGTGATCGCGCCCGACCCAGCGGGATCGTTCCGCAACCAGAACGACAAGGGCACCGTCGTCAAGACATTCCAGAAGCACTTTCGGGTCGAGGCCGAGACTAACAACCGGCTGCCGCTGCGGCTGGACGCCTACCGGCACTTCCTGACCAGACTGGTCGGAGGTAAGCCGGCGCTCCAGATCGACCCGAGCTGCCGGGTGCTCATCCGGGCGCTCAAGGGCGGCTGGCGGTACACGATGGACCAGAAGAAGGACATCATCAAGGGTGCGGAGCCCGAGAAGAACCAGTGGTCGCACTCTGGCGACAGCGGCGGATACTTGCTACGATACTTCCACCGACAGACCGAGCGCGAGCAGCGGTATGGTCCGTCCGCATTCAAGCCGCCGACCTTCTCGGGACGCAGCTATCACGTGAGATGAACCCATGGCCCAGACTTACGCGACCGCCCTAGCCGAGATCAAGCCGCCTGCGGTCGTGGTGCCCTCCGCGGAAGGCTCCCCGGTCAAGAAAATTGACGCGGCAAACCTGCGGCAGCTGGGGCAGAACCTCAATCACCTGTTCATGCAGTACGTCAGTGACCGGCGCATCGCGGAACTGCGGTGGCTGCGCAACCAGCGGCAGTATCTGGGCATCTACGACCCCGAGATCGAGAAGGAGTTGAGCGTCAATCGGTCGAAAGCCTACCCCCGGATCACTCGTGTGAAGTGTATTTCGGTGCTTTCTCGGCTGATGAACCTCATGTTCCCCGGAAACGAGCGCAACTGGGAGCTGTCGGCCGACCCGGACGCGGATATTTCGCTCGACGAGGTGAAACAGGCTCTCCAGGAGGCCAAACAGCGGGACGAGGACGCGGGAACGCAGCCCAAACTCGACGTCGAGTACGCGCAGAACGCCATCAAGGAGTTCATGGCGGGCCGTGTGGGACAGTTGGAGCGGCTGATCGACGACCAGCTCCAGGAACTGGGCGGTCACCAGAGCAAGGACTACATCTCACTGAACCGAGACGTCATCCGGTCGGGCATTCTCTACGGCCTGGGCGTCCTCAAGGGGCCGATGGTCCGTGAGGGTCGCGCCGTGGTGTGGGACGAGGTGGACGGCGTGCCGTACCCGCGCTCGAAGAAGGTCTACAAGCCGCATTTTGAGTTTCTGCCGGTCTGGGACTTCTACCCGGACCTCTCGGCCAAGACTTTCGCGAGCATGGACGGGCACTTCACGCGTACGGTAATGTCCCGCGCGCAGGTGCGCAAGCTCATGGATCGCGCCGACTATTTCCCGGATCAGATCAGGACATTTCTTCAGCGCAACCCGCAGGGCAACTACCGCGCTCAGCCGTTCGAGACCGAGCTGCGGGCCATGGGCGTCAAGGTCAACGTCAACGAGATGAAGTCCGAGACGATGAAGTACGAGATGATCACTTGGCACGGCGCGGTGTCGGGTGAGTATCTGCGTCTCGCGGGCTGCGACGTCCCGGACGACAAACTGGCGGACGATCTCGACGCCGAGATCGGGATGCTGGACGGCAACGTGATCCGGGCGACGATCAACCCGTGGAGGATGCTCGACGCCGACGTCAAGACCACCCACGTATTCCTGTTCGATGAGGATGACACCTCGCCCATCGGCTTCGGGTTGCCCAACGCCATCCGTGACAGCCAGATGGCGATCAGCGCCGCGACGCGCATGCTGCTCGACAACGCGTCGGTCGGCTGCGGACCCCAGCTGGAGTTGAACACGGACCTTCTGCGGCAGGATCAAGACCTGACATCCACGTCCGCGTACAAGGTGTGGTATCGCGAGGGCAGCGACGCGACGGCCCAGTTCCCCGCCGTGCGCAATGTCGGGATCGACAGCCATCTACCGGAGCTAACCAAGATCATTGAGCTGTTCATGAAGTTCGCGGACGCGGAGACGTTCGTGGGGCCGATGACGGGCGGCGACATGGCCAACAGCCCGAGCGAGCCCATGCGCACGGCGGCCGGCGCGTCAATGTTGCGCGGCGACGCGGCGCTGCCGTTCAAGGACATCGTGCGTGCGTTCGACGCATTCACGCAGTCGGTCATTGAGAGCGTCGTCCAGTTCAACAAGAAGCTGAACGTGGCCCAGACGCCCGAGGGCGACTACGACGTGATCGCGCGCGGGGCGACGTCACTGATCGCCAAGGAGATGCGCTGCATCCAGGCGGATCAGCTCACGGCCACGCTCAAGCCCGAGGAAATGATCCATATCGACGCGCGCAAACTCATTGAGGTGCGGATCAAATCTCGCGACATGGGGGATGTCCTGGTCAGCAAGGAAGAGGCTGTTCGGCGGCAGGCCCAGCAGGATCAGCAGGCCCAGCAGCAGCAGGATCAGCGGCAGCAGGTTCAGGAGGCGACGGTGCGCAAGCTCCTGTCCGACGCCTTCAAGAACATTTCGCAGGGGCAGAAAAACACGGCCACGGCGGACGCCGCGACCGTCAAGGCGGTGCTCGACCTACTCGAAAAGGGACTGAACAATGTCAATCTCAACCCGCAAGGACAGGTCGGAGCTGATCCGGCAGCTCCAACTGCACAAGCAAACAACGGAGGTGGGATGGGTAGTCCAGCTCCTGGGGATATGCCTGGAGGACAGCAAGGCTGAGCTGGTGACAGTGCCACAGGAAGGCTTTATGAAGAAGCAGGGGGAGGCAGCCGCGTACGCGAACCTCCTGAGACTGATCACCCGGCCCATAGCCGGAACCATGGTGGAGTAGGTAAATGGCGACCGCG